TAGTTACTATAGATGTAGTTGGGGATCATGGCGGGATAATGGTAGGTAGATTGGTGGGGTGTTCGGGTGCTCCAACTGCAACACAAGTTTTCCAGGAGTCAGTTGGCTGGGACCCGCACACTTTCCCGAGCGCGATCACTGTTCCTTCGGGCGGGGCGTGTGTTGTCTTTGGAAGGTTGCATCCCGTGCTGACGCCAGCATGGTCGCCAACACCTCCAATGGTTGATGACGGGGTTAGTACTCCTGGGTCTTATGAAAGTGGCACTGGTAATTTCTTTTGCATGGCTCACAGTGTCACCGCGGGGAGTTTAACTCCCTCGATCTCGTCTGTGAACCCTGGCGATGACTTTGGCTACGGCGGAAATCTTCTAGTTGAAGCTGTGTGGGGTCCGTAAAGTGCCTATTACAGTTAAAGAAGTAACTATGGTTTCACCGGATACTGTCTGCGTGGAGGCGCGGGACGGTGCTATCACGCATGGGCAGATCTTCAGCAACGGTGGGGTATCGATAGCTGCATCTTCATCTGCTGCAGTCACCATAACAAATGTGTCTTCTAGTCCGATAGATGGGTCTATCCGTATTACTTGTACGGGCAGTAACGTCTTTGCTCCGTTCTATTTCAACATAAATGATGGCTCAGCGGGGACTGTCGGCATTACTGGGGTAGCTGGAGTTCCTAACTGTAATGGGTCTTGGGATATTCTCAGGATCAATAATGATACAGCTGACCTCTGTGCGACGCGGTTCACAGGGACCTGGACTCCGGGCACGGGTAAGGTCTGGGATTATTCTAGGTGGACTACCTTTGCCCCGGCGGGACGAAGAGGCTGGTTGGCCGGGACTAATCAGGAGTATTTTAGGTCGTGCGATCTCGAGCCTGACGCATTCCTTGATCGGACTGCGGCAACAAATCCAGCTAACTGGGCCTCGTTCGGGGGACGAACAGTTATTGCGGTTTATATCAAGTCAAAAAACTACGACCACGGTTACGCTGATCTACCCTTTATGGGACAGTTTGGTCAGACCTCTTCTTTGAAACATCACCTTTATCTGAAGCTGGATGGGCCTCTGGCCCAGGGCGGGCCTTATGCTATCGTTAATTCCGCGGCGAGTATCAGTACCAATCTGACGTGGAACGATCGCTCGACGCGGGCACTGGCTATTAATGTCAATCAGATAGGGTATAGGCCGGATGATGTAGGCAAGATTGCTTATTTGTCGCACTGGATGCCAGGGGCACCTAACGAGGGCGCGGTCGATTACTCGGCCTTCACTCAGTTCGAGATTATCAACAACGTGGGGACCACTGTAGGCGGGCCGTTTCCGATTGTGCTGCGAATAGCCTCGGGCCAGGCCGAAGAACGGGTTAGTATCCCGGTTGATAACATTACGAGTGGATACAGTAGTGCCGACGGGAAGTCTGCTTTCGACAGCACTAATCCCGCAAAACGGCAGAATATCACGGCTATGACCGCGGCTAATCCCGCCGTGTTCACTACTGCAACTAACCATGGATGGGCTGTTGGAAAGCGGTTGCGACTGAAAGACATGGGTGGAGATGATGGACCTTTCCAGCTAACTCATGCTAGTATTAGAGTAGATACTGTCCCCGCGCCAAATCAGTTTACTGCCATTGACTTTGGCACTGGGGTGCCCGTTAGAGGGGATAATCTTCCACCGTACGCTCCATGGCACTCTAGAAGTGGTAAGGGATATGTTGTAGAGCTACAGGAGAATAATAGAGCTGGAACCAATGTCTATGGGCTGGAATTTCCTACCTTCACGACCTCGACCGCGGGCAATTATAGGCTGAGGATCGCTGGGCTGGGAGTATCTGATCCGTTCCCGGTAAGATCGACTGTCTGGAATGATCTTGCTAAGATCATGGCCGGGGGCGAGTATCATCATAGGTGGGGCATTGCCCTAGACGGGCGGTTTGGCTATACACGCCCACAAAACTTTACTGATGGGGTGACTGCGGGAGGCAACCAAGGCAAGATCTATCAGAGTAAGGTGCCCTATCCTATGGGCTGGGGCGCACCACTGTTTGGTATAAATGGGCAGATTAATGATGCTATAGCGGCGCGGCCTGAGTGGTTCTTCCCCACGGGCACGCCTTACACTTGGTATCAGTCTGGATACGGCGCGGGCGGCGGCTCTTGGGCTGACGCAGGTGACTGGTGTACGCGACTCGCTTCGGTCACGGGCGCGGTCTATAGTTGGTGTGAATTAGTATTGATGCGGCCGCAGAAGGCCGCCAGTACGGCCTATGGACTGCCAAAGCTGTTGGAAATGTTCCCGACAGTGCCGGAGTATGCCGGGACCAACAGCCTCCCAGAGATGTTTACCCAGGCCGTTTTTGGCCTGGAGGGCTATCGTCGGATGCAGCACGGGGCGGGCTCGTTCCTGCCTGAGGGCTCTGTGCCCGGCGGACTGATGATGGATACGGGTACTGGCACCTCCTTTACGCCCTCTAATCTCAGCCCGAGCGTTAACTACGCTAATGCCCCTGATCAGATGAGTAACTTCTACTATGCTCACGGGGCAGGTAAGATAGCTCAGGTGTTCTATGCTTATGGCTTCAACGCCGCTGGAGATATGTGGAAGAATAGTGCTATAAAGGCATGGAATTGGGCCGAGCTATTATTTGGGAGTTTCACTGAGCAAGATAATTACTATAATGGGGTGCTTGGTCTCGAGGCCCGAATGGCCTCCACTAACCCACCCTGGAGCGGAACTCCGTGGACCCATACTACCTACGTTAATAATCTTGCAACTCTGAATAATGAGGGGAATTCTGGGATCGCGCGGACTAATGCTGCTGCAGTACTCTATAGACTTACTGGTCTTGCAGTCTACAAAACTGTTATTGAAACGGATCTGGGTTATGGCGGAGGAAACCCTAATAACATATGGTTCGACTGTTTCGGTGGAAGGCCACTGGCTGCGTGGGAATACCACCAGACCCCTGGAATTAATGCTGCGGCAAAGTCTGTTATAGCAGATACGTTTAAGGGCTGTTATGGCAGGATCGAGGCTGGTCTAGAGATATTTACTACTCCAAAGCCGATTTCGGCTTGTCGAACGATGATGGTTGCTGATAATAATCAATTTAATATCGGCTCTGAGGGTATTGATATCTCGGGGTATCACTGGGCCTTTATAGCCTCGCACGCGGTCTCTGGAGACTCCCGCTACTTGCAGGTTCTTCAGGACGGCATGGCCTTTATCTGCGGGGCCAATATGTCTGGAATGACTTCTATTGCCCAGGTAGGCACGCGCTGGCCTGGTACTATCTTTAATATGGATAATCTGATGTTTGGGTCAGAGTGTGCTTCTGGCATCGGCTGTTATATGTTTCACTTTATCGGCCAGTGGCTGTTTAGTTTTGGTACTTGGAGCCCTGCTTCTAACGCGGGTTGCGTTGAGGGGCCTGATCCAAATTATGCTGCGGATCATAACGCCCAGCGCGAGGTTATCCCGGGACGCTATGCAGCACCAGTCTACGAGGCTGTATGGGAGTCGCATTTCCAGCTAAATCTGATGGAGCGCTCAGTACAACAGGATGTGTTTCCGCTGCAGAACGTGGCATTCTATCTGGATGCTTGGGATGAAACCGCTAAGACCATTACTAACGTCACTCTTATCTCGAATAATAACCCTAGTGATACCGGCGAGATCGTGCTGTTCACTGCGACCGTCACAGGGACTGGAGGTCCGCCCACGGGCACCGTGACCTTCAGGGATGGTGGAAGTCCGATCGGCTCTGGAACACTGGCCGCGGGCGTGGCTACATTCAGTACAACGGCACTCAGTGATGGAACACACAGTATAACAGCGTTCTACTCGGGAGATGTTACCTTCGCTCAAAGCGGCTCGGCCGCGCTGGCCCAGGTCGTAGTGGGGACTGCTCCACCGCCCGGACCTAATCCATATCAGTTCTCTTCGTTCGCGATGTGATAGATGGCCTTTGGCGATCTCAAAGCTGGTGGTACGGGCGCCTCGAGCGGGGCCAGTATCCTCGCGAGTAACGCCATTACCCTGAACACCGCGACTACTGTGGCGGTGGGTGATCTTGTTGTGGCCTTGATGGCCCAGCAGACTGCTTTGACAGCCTCCGGTTGCACTGACAATCTTGGTAACACCTATACTGCGCAGAACGCGGGAACCCTCAGCGGGGTGATCTCGGGTAGGCTGTTCTATTCTCGGGTAACAGTGGCTGGATCGTTGACGACGGTCACTATCGCGGCCACCGCGAGCGCAAATGACTTCTCGTGCGTAGCTGCGGTATTCGAGGGGCCGTTTGTTGTCTCTCCAGTAGATAGAAGTCCATCTAATATATCTGACGTAACTACGCCCTATGTTGCCCCTCTGACTGGCACCTTGACTCAGGCCTCTGAGCTTGTAGTGTCTTGGGCTGTTTCTAACGTCAATTCTACTTGGTCTACTTCGATTACGTTTACTGTTAGTGCGTTCCAAGCTAACTCTCATGCGATGCTCTCTCATCAGAGAGTAACAGCAACAACTACTGTGAGTTCTCAGTTTACTGGAACCACTCCTACCAATGACGTGCTGGGCGTCATTACATTCAAGGCTGATCTTACTCAGACCCTGACTCCCGGAAAATATACAGACAATGATACGTACAGTGCCCCGGCCCTTTCTGGAGACTTCCCGGGTATAGCCGAAGCTGGGATGACGCCGTTATATGTCTATCGATCTAGGCCTATTGGCGAGGTTATCGATATTCCTCGGCAACAGCCAGGGGCTCCTACGGGGCTTACGCCTGGGCTGATCTCTGATGCAGACAGCTTTATTAGTCCCGCGCTAGGATCGACTATAGGGCTTACACCGGGCAAGATCTCCGATGCGGACAGCTGGTCCAGTCCAACGGCGGGCCAGGTGCTGTCGATCACGCCTAATCTTATTCCGTATACCGACGCTTGGTATAGTCCCGCGGTCGCGCTGGGCTCGTACCCATCCTATGCCGCGGCGAGCGCATTCTATCGACGACGAAGGATACCTCACTCGTCTGTTATTCAGACCTTTACAATTCCTAATGCTGGTATAGTCACGCCCCAGCGACTGGCTGATAGTGACACGTTCTTTGGGCCGACGCTCAGCACCAGCAAAAACCTACTGGCCCAGAACTCCTTCAACGATGTTGATACGTTCTTTATTATAGGTCTAAGTACTACAACAGCTGTACTGTCCTCGCTGTTCGTTGATAGTGATATCTTCTCTGCGCCTAACTTCGGTGCAGGGTTTACTACGACGCTATTCGCGGACTCGGACGTATTCTTTAGTCCGCTGATTGGGCCGCGACCGGGCCTATTCATCGATACTGACAGAGTCTTTGCTCCCAGCTTCGTCGGGGGTGTATCTGTTGCCCAGCCTTTGATAATCGATAGTGATACGTTCTTCGCTCCATTAGTCTCGACACTGAAGCAGACCGCGCCAGTATTCTTTATTGATAGTGATGTTATATTCGTTCCGGGGCTTGCCGCGACGCGGGCCCTGACACCGAGCCTACTAGTTGACGCTGATGCGTTCTCTAGTATCGCGGTTATATATAACTTCGGGACTTTCTTCTTCGGGGACGCCGATAGTTTCTATAGTCCCTCACTTGTGGGGGGAACTGTCGGAGCGACCCCGGGGCTGTTAACTGACGTTGACTGGTTTTATGGGCCATCTCTTCAGGGGATCGGTACGTCTCCAATAGTCAATACCTATGCCGCGGCCTCGGAACGGATCATCGTCAGGCGGTTTATTCCGCCTATGTCAGTTACGGTCGTTATTCGGAGTGGAAATCTGGATATTCGACCGGGAGGCCGCTATGTCGACACGGATACTATCTTTAGCGTAGGTATTGGTGGTGGTCAATTCATAGTGGTTCCGGCTGTCTATGCCGAGAGTGATACCCACTACAGCCCGACGGTAGTTGGCGGTGAGCTGAAGCGTATCTATCACGAGTCCGACAGTTCGCCCCTGATCAAGAACCGACGCTATGTACCTCCGCCGATGTCGGTCACTGTGGTTATCCGCGGGCCAGCCCAAGGGCAACTAGTAGTTCCCACTTTCTTCTCTGATAGTGATACCTTCTTTAATCCGACGCTGGCCGTAGGCGCAGTCAATATCACGCCCACGCTGTTTATTGATAGTGACTCGCCGAGGATGGCGTTGGTCACTGGTGGCGGCGCACAGCCCACAATGGCTGGCAGGATTAATGACGCGGATAACTTCTTTGTGCCCGCGCTCGCCGCCGGGACAGTCAATGTCATTCCGCTGACGTTCACTGATACGGACGTGTTCTTTGATCCGATTACAGGGCTGTTTGTCGGCCCGTCGAAGTTCACCGACGCGGACGCTGTATTCAACCCGGTCGTACTGGCCGTGTCCGACATCCAGCCTGTGCTGTTTGTTGATAGTGATGTATTCTTTGCGCCTGCGTTGACAGTGTCTGCGGTCAACATCAGTCCATTCCCGTTTGTGGATACTGATATTCTTAGAATGCCGAGTGTCGGCTCTAAGGTTGATCCAGTATTCTTCGCGGATACGAGTACTTTCTACTCGCCGACGGTTGTTCAGCGAAATGAACTCTTTCCGAACCTGATTTCTGACGCTGATCGGCTATTTACGCCACAGTTGGTATACGATCAGTTTATAAGCGCCTCGAAGATGACCGATGCGGACACCTTGTTCGAGCCGTTCTTCCCGCACGACCCGCGCTATACCTATCCTATTGGACACGGAATGCTGTCTGACTACTCGATCAGAAGGCCACGTCAGGGCCGCGTTATCATAGGACGACACTGATGGCCATCGCAGCATATAAAGATGACTATGTGGTCAATGATAGCGATATTGACGACGAGGGCTATTGGGAGCTGCGTCGTTGCAAGCAGTCCTATCTGGACTACATTGCCTCGAAGCACGACGAGATCCTAGAGCAGAAGAACGCTCGGGGATACCGGCATGGGGCTCAGTGGACCGCAGATCAGGTGGAGGTCTTCAACCGACGCAAACAGCCTGTGGTGACGTACAACAGGATCGGGCGTAAGATTGACTCGATCATTGGGCTGATGGAGAAGATCAAGCAGGACCCGAAGGCCTACCCAAAGACCCCGAGAGATCAGGATGAGATGGGTGCCGAGCTGGCGACGGCAGTGGTCAGGTATGTGGTGGAGAGTGATCTCCGCGAGTCGCTCTTCCCCTTCGCTACCGAGAACGCTGCTGTGGATGGTATTGGCGGCGTCGAGATGATGCTCGTCAAAGGGGACAAGGACGACAAGGATATCGGGTTCGCCCTCGTCAAAACGGACAGTTTCTTCTATGATGTGCGCTCCTACGATCATGACTTCGCCGATGCAAGGTTCATGGGTCAGGGCAAGTGGCTCGACATTGAGGATGCTGTGTTGCTCGCGCCCGACGAGGAGACCGCGAAGGAGATGCGGGTTCTGATGGAGGGCGACGGCGCGGACCTGACCTCGAACCCGGAACGGGAGAGGCGCTGGTTTGACGTGGACTCTCGGCATAAGCGCCTGCGGGTAGTGGATATCTGGTACAAGAGTGGAAAAGGGTGGAAGTGGTGCCTGTTCACGGGCTCGATGAAGATCGACGAGGGCAAGGGCTACTTCTACAATGAGAAGGGAGATATGATATGCAAGTATATCATGTTCTCCAGCTTCGTGGATCATGACGGTGATCGCTATGGCTTCGTCCGTAATCTACGTTCATCCCAGGATGAGATCAACCAGCGCCGCTCGAAAGGCCTACATGAGCTGGTTTCGCGCCGGATCAAGGCGGAAGATGGAGCATTTGCTGATATTGAAGTTACTCGGCGGGAGGCCATTCGACCGGACGGTGTGGTTATCTACAACAAGGGCTTCGAGATGGAGTTCGATGATGCAGCGCGCATCACTAACATCGAAGGCCAAATCAAGTTCCTAGAGGATGCGAAGAACGAGATAGAGAACTTCGGCCCCAGCCCGGCCCTAATAGGTCAGGGCCTCGAGTACAAGTCCGGACGCGCGATCAACCTGCTCCAACAAGCAGGTATCGCCGAGCTGGGGCCGTTCGTTATAGGCATAAAGAACTGGAAACTGCGTCTTTATCGGGCTATTTGGAACGCTGTGCAGCGATATTGGACCGCTGAGCGCTATATTCGGGTTACAGACGACGCGGGACTCGCGCAGTTGGTGCAAGTCAACGGTGTAGGGGTGGATGAATACGGGCTTCCGCGGCTCGTGAACTCGATTGGGACGCTAGATGTCAACTTCTCCCTGGATGAGGGCCCAGATGAGGTCAACATGATGGGAGATGCTTATGACACGCTGGTCGCCCTCACCGCTCAAGGGGCTAATATACCTCCACAGATCCTACTTGAGCTTGCTCCGCTACAAGGTCAGCTCAAGCGGAAGCTTTTGGCTCTTCTGGAGCAGAAAGATCCTGTGGCTGAGCAGGCTAAGGCCATTACGATCGCTGGTGAGGCGGCTAAGGTCGATGAAACGAAGTCCAAGACCGCCCTCAACATAGCCAAGGCTCAGGAGGCCGCCCAGAGCAACGATCCCCGTGAAAAACAGCAAGAATTGGCTATGAAACAGCAAGAGCACGGGATGAAGATGCAGGAAAGCGTCATGAAGGTCCAATCCGCACAGAAACTGGCGCAGATCAAGGCCTCGACCGAGTTCAGCAAGCTTCAGTCTACCCAGCAGATGGGACAGCAGGACATTCAGCTGAACGCTATGAAGGGTCAACAGGATCTGCGGCACAATGAACTGAAGGGTCAACAGGCCCTGGTCCAGGGCGAGCAGAAGCACCAGATGATGCTGAAGCAGGCCGCCCAGAAGCCCAAACCCGCTGGAGGTACCAGTGGCAGATGATCTCGGACGAAGACGCTTCGCGGAAGAGCTTCAGGACCCTCAGGTCCGGGACAAGCTCCTGGCCTATACCAAGGCCGAGGTCGGTGGGCAAGGGCCACAGGCATGGCAGGCCTTCATCGAGACCACGCTCAATCGGGCTGTGGCTCGGCGAAAGTCGCTGGCCGATGTGTTGTCTGGGGAGTACTTCCCGGGGGTGACTCATCAGCGTGCCGCGCGCGGGGTAGATCAAAACACTCGGACCGCGTATGATCCAGTGGTACAAAGCGTCCTTGGAGGCTCGAACATAACCAACTACGCTACAGGCAATGCCTCGGGCACGGTAGGCTTCGCTGGTGGTCCCCAGACCTACGCTGCCGGAGGTGAACGCTTTGGCATCGAGGGACCTGACAAGGGCTGGTGGACACGGATCGGTGCTCCAGGTCCGGGAGCTGTTGGGAGTGTGCCCTATACATCGGCACAGCCCCAAACGCTCGCAGGGCTTCAGTCCCAGATGGTCCCGCCCCCGGCAAAGCCAGGGTTCACGTATAAGGACTTCTTCGAGAACGGGATACTAGGAGGATAACATGACTGGATTTATAGGGACACTGGTGGGCATCATAGTTGTCCTAATCATAATGGGGGTGATCTGGTGGGCTGTTCAGCAGCTGCTGCCGTTGATCCCGCTGCCAGAGCCGTTCAGACGGATCATTAACATACTTATGATGGTGATCCTGATACTGGTTGTTGTCTGGGTGATATTGGTGCTGTTGGGAGCTGCGGGCATTCATGTCCCTGGGCCCTTTCGGTTCGGCTGAGAGGATTGATCCCGCCCCGGCCACGCTACAGCCGGTTCCAGATATCTGTGTAGGGTGCTGACATGCCACTGATCAAAGGGAAAGACCCAAAAATTATCTCGCAGAACATACGTACCGAGATAAGCGCGGGAAAGCCACAGAAACAGGCGGTTGCCATTGCGCTGAATACAGCTGGCAAGGCAAAGCCCGCAGTCGCGGGGCCAGTCCGCCGCGGAGGAATTGATCACTTGAAAGTGGGGGATTATCGGAGACGATGAGACCCTTTACACCCGATGACAACTGGTGGCGACGGTTACTCTGTCGAGTGATAGTCGCATATAGTCTGTGGAAACGCAAATGTCGGACAGTGACTTCAGCCGGTTCATCCGGCACCTGATGCGGAGAATGCGTCGCAGGAAGCTGCATCGTGGGATGCGCTATGCGCTCCGAGACACTTTGATGGAATTGCGTCTGCACCACGAAACGGTGCCTCGCCGCCGGGGGCGATAGCCCCGGATACGTAAACGCTACGAAACAGCGGAAGGATGGAAGATGGCAGACGACGATAAGAGCCCCGAGCAGCTCCAGCAAGAGATGTTCGATCTAGCACAAGTGACTCCCCCAGCGGAGCCTCCGGCAGAGCCGGAACCTGCCCCGCCCCCAGCACCGGAGCCTCCACCTCCGGCCGCTGTGGAACCTCCCGAGCCGGGCGTTCCGACTTGGCGGTTGAGGGAGGAGGCCGAAGGTCGAAGAGCGGCTGAAGATCGAGCGAGGGCGCTGGAAGCGCGCCTGAACGAGATCGCGACGCATTTGCGTCAAGCGGAAAAGAAGCCGGACTTCTTCGAAAACCCTGACAAGGCCACGGAAGAAATCATCCAGCGGTATCTACGGCCTGTTGTTGAACAGCAGAACGCTACTACGATGTACAACAGCAAGCTAATCGCTGAGACCCGGCACGGGCAGGATAAGGTCGCGGAGGCTGAACAGGCATTCCTTGATGCCAGGGCTCAGCAAACCCTCGACGTGGCCGACTACGAGCGTGTGGTGCAGTCACCGAACCGCTACGACGCGGTCGTGCAGTGGCACAGGAAGCAGGCTACGCTTGCTGCCGTTGGTGACGATCCTAATGCTTGGTTTGAGAAGAAGCTGGCTGAGAAGATGGCCGATCCCACCTTCCAGGCCAGTATGCTAGATAAGGTTCGTGGAAGCGCTGCCAGTCGACCGTCTGAGACACGACTTCCCCCGTCGCTCTCAAAGACCACCGCCTCCGCCGGAAACACGGAGAAGATGGGCGATATGAGCCACGATAGCTTGTTTCGATATGCCATGAGTAATGGCAAAGAGAGATGAGCGCATGAGCCATACCGGAACAAAATGTTTTGATATGGCTCGAGTCAGGAAAGGGTTACAGCCATGGCTGTGACAACCATTCAAGACAATAACAAACTCGTTCGGTATACAGAGGAAATCAACCGAGAGTTTGTTAGAGGTAATCAGTTCTCGCCCTACATGAGTGAGGGCCTGAACGCGGTTATTCGTATCCGCAGCGAGCTGAAGGCAGGCGGCGAGGATATGAACATCCCGCTCGTCTCGCGCCTTCAGGGAGCTGGCGTGGCGACACAGACGCTGGTCGGAAACGAAGAGAAGATCGACAACTACGGTATGCGAGTCAGGATCGAATGGGCTCGTAACGCTGTGGTGACTACGAAGTCTGAGTCTCATAAGGACTCAGCCGACGTATTTGGGGTGGCGAAGCCGCTCTTGAGCGACTGGGGTAAGGAACTTCAGCGGGACGAGATCATTGCCGCGCTGATGGCCCTGCCGACCGAGACCCTTCCGCCGTCAAGCGGCGGCACGAGGGTCAATGGTATCCAGTTCGATCAGGCTTCGACGGCTCAGAAGGACGCGTGGCGCGCTGCCAATTCGGATCGTATCCTATTTGGTAACGCAGTGTCCAACAACGCGACGGACTTTGCTACGTCTCTTGGTCAGTGCGACACGACCAACGACAAGTTCACTGCCACGAACCTGTCACTGATGAAGCGGCTCGCAATGAATGCTGATCCCCATATCCGTCCCTATCGGACTGATGATGGGTATGAGTACTACATCGCGTGCGCAGGCACTAACGCGTTCCGCGACCTGAAGATCTCCCTGGAGACCATCAACAAGGACGCAAGGCCCCGCGAACAGTCAGGGCCATATGGCGCTACCAAGAACCCTATCTTCCAAGATGGCGATCAGATCTATGACGGAGTGATTGTCAGGTGTGTTCCTGAGATCAGCCGCTTCGTGGGCACGACTGCCAACCCTGGTCCCTGGGGTCCGGCAGGCACTGGCAACCTCCTGCTTGGAGGTCAGGGTGGCACTACGCGGGTCGAGCCTGTGTTCATGCTCGGCCAACAGGCTGCAGTCTTCGCGTGGGGTCAGATGGCCAAGCCCACGTTCCGCAAGGAAGACGACTACGGCTTCATCACTGGCGTCGGCATCGAGATGGCCTACGGCGTCGGCAAGATGTTCAAGCGGCACCCGTACACCTCGACCACTCTTAAGCAGTGGGGCGTGGTGAATGGGTTCTTCGCTTGTTCGTCTGATTGAGGAGGGCTCATAACATGGTAACGTCACTCAACAACAGGGGAGCCGCTCGCGAAGCCGGATATGAGTTCGTGCAGTATATTGCTGCCCGAGCCGCGCCGACTGGCGGTGTCTCTGTCTACAGCATCAAGGTTGGTACGCTCCCGGCGGGAGCTATCATCCTCGCTGCCTCTACCAACGTGGAGACGGCTATCACTGGCTCTACTCCAGTGTTTGGTATTGGTACGACACCTACCGGTTCGGAGATTGCTGCCACTATCGCATTGACGGCAGGCAGTCTTAACACAGTACCACTTGCGGCGTTGGTGATGCCACTCGTGGCCGACACCGATGTCTATGCTAACATCACCGGGACGGCTACTGGTGATGCCTACATCATCGTTCAGTTCGTCAAGCCACTTGCGTAACCGACCTCGTCCAACTGGGAGGGGGTAGTCCCCTCCCGCTTTTACGGAGAGTGAAATGGCCCAACACAAAGACGAAGACAAGGCGAACCCCCCGCAGCTGGATACTCACGTGCCGCCCTCGCAGCAGTCGGCCCAAGGGCCGGTGCCGAAGCCGGGTGAGCCCGTAGTGCCGAACCCTATGGCACCGCCTCCGGCTCAGGCGATCCCAATCCCGGAGGAAGCTCAGCCCAAAGAGGACGACAAGTCCAAGTCCAAAAAATAGTGGAGGAAGATATGGCTCGAGTTAAAGTAACCTGGCTTGGTACTGGTGATCCGTTAGAGGCTAAGGTACTCGACTTTGGCCCATACAAGCTTCCGCGGGGAGTTCCTGTCGAGATCGGAGACGATCTTATCATAGCCGACTCTCTTAGCCAGAACAAACAGTTCAAGGTCGAGAGAGATCCGCAGTAGGAGGTGCTCGTGGGTACGCAACCAAGTCTTCGTGCTCGTATTCTGCCTCGGTTCCCGGCTCAGGTTTTGGCCGGGACCGGGATCACTATCACTAAGAATGGTGGTACCTACACTTTCGCGGCACAGGCCTATGCCAATATCCCTATAACAGCCCTCCAGAGTATCCCGTCTGATCGACTACTCGGACGGGATACCTCTGGCACCGGGGCAGTCGAGATATTGACGGCAGGTGGTGGTCTGGGGTTTAACGGGGCCGGAAGTCTGGAACTTACGGCCAATCACAGGATTAGGGGTGTTCCCGCCGCGCTGCTCATTGGAGCTACGCCTAGCGTGCAGGACACGTTAATCCCATACTCTTGTACTATTACGAGGGTCACTATCATTAGCGACGCGACGAGCGGAAATCCCACCATAACCCTCCAGAAGGGTAACTTCTCTGCATGGCCTACCGGTCTAGTGGATATCACGGGAGGAGTTAACCCTGTTCTTGTCGCGGGTAAGTATCAGAACAGCACCTTGGCCGGATGGACTACAGGTATTAACGCAGGCGACATCATTAGGTTCTCATCTACGACAGGTGCCCCTATCACGCGGTTGAACATCACACTGGAGCTTCTGCCGCTATGAAAACAACCAAAACCCGCTTCGAGCTTATCCGTGAGGCTGCGGACAAGCTCAACATTGTCGGCACTGGTCAGGGACTCGAGGCGGAGTACTCAGAGAAGATCGATAATAACGTAGATCCGTTGGTAATGCAACTGGCCTCGGATAACATCTGTGAGGTAGTTAATGATGGGTATATCCCCGCTGAGTGGTTCGACTCGCTCGCGGGACTATTGGCCAACATCTGTGCTCCCGTGGCGGGAAAGAACTTCGATCCGCAGATCAAGGAGTACTATGAGAGTCGCTTACGCCGGTTGACCTCGAGCGGTCCCACTTACGGGACCCAGGAAGCTGAGTACTTCTGATGCCGTCTATTGTATTTCCAACTACGTCAGCCCCGGCCACCAGGCCACAAGAGTCTGGTGGAAGGCTGATCAATGCCTATGTGGAGAAGACGCCCTATGGAGCACCATCACAGATCATCGTAAGGCGTTCTCCTGGTATTCAACGGATAGCAACGACTGCAATAAGTGGTCATACTAGAGGATTTCTTGACGCAGAAGCCGTTGGAGTATGGGCAATTAATGGTAGACTTATGAAGTTTGATAGTATCTTTTCTGTGACAGATTTAGGTCCGTTTGTAGGGACCGAACCAGTAACCTTCGGGCGGAATAATGCTCTTGTTAAACAGAATGTAGTTGTCAGCGAAAATGGCTGTTTTAATGTTGACACCAGTACCGGGATAACAGCCTTTGTCTCGGCCAATCTACCTGCCGGGCCAACGAGTGTTTGTGACTTCGATGGGTACTTTGTCTGGTCGTTCGGTGGGGGTCAGATCTATGCTTCCGATCTTAATTCTACTAATGTACAGGCGTTGTCGCTGAACACCGAGCAGGGTCTGTTCGTGCGGCGGGTACTGCGATACGCAGGGCGACTTTATGCCTTCGGAGATAAGTGGACAGGGGTCTATCGCGATGCAGGAACAAGCCCATTTCCGTTCGCGCGCGAGGTCACTATCCCTCGGGGTATCGTTGGGACTCATGCTGTCGCTGGTTGGGAGACCGGATGGGCCAATCAGTTGCTCTGGGCCGGAGATGACTTCATCGTTTATAAGTTGGATGGATACACGCCTACACCAGTCTCTACCGATGATGTTAGTAGGGCCATTCAATCAGCGGTACTCGCCGGGGGCCGTAACCTCATCGAGGCCTTTGTCTATATGTACGGCAAGAATGCCTTCTGGGTCTTGTCCTCTCATGATAATTGGACGTGGGAGTATAACCTAGTCACGGGCGAGTGGAACGAGCGCAAGTCGTTTAATCGGTCCAACTGGAAGGGAATGAAGAGTATACGGATCTTCGATCGCTGGATCGTCGGAGATGAGTTTACCGGAGATCTGTATCAGATCAGCGGATCATACTTTCTTGAAGGTACTGACCCGTTGATTTGGCAGGTAGAAAGCGGGGTGATGTCAGGCTTTCCGCGCGGGGTCATGGTGCCTCGGAGCAGCTTCTTGCTAACGACCGCTGTAGGAACGACCTCCACTGTAACGAACCCGAAGGTAGAGATCTCATGGTCACTCGACGGGGGATACACCTACGGTGACCCTGTGCTGCGTCGCCTCGGTGGTCCGGGGGAGTCGCTCTCCCACCCATATGTCCTGCAGTGCGGGCTGTCTAAGGGCCAGGGCGTTCGGTTCCGGTTGAGGGTCTCGGACCCGGTCCATGTGGGACTGTCGGGAGGTTCGATAGATGATCTTGAAGCACGGGGGTACTCTGGATGAAGGCCCCACTCGATCCGTTCTCAAGAGTTACTGATGAACAGAGTCACTGGGACCCTGAATGGTATTCATGGCTTCAAGATCTATTCACGACCACGACACAGCTTCAAGCGAATGTCGCGACACTGCAAACATCTCTTGCAGCACAGCAGGCAATTAACACAGCACAGCAGGCGAATAACACAACACAACAAGCGGCTATTACCGCACTACAAAATCCGCCTCCGGGCGTTTCTCCCGGACTGATATTCCTCTCGTCTCAAGTGGCAAACAACTCTGGACAACTTGTATTCACGGGGATAGACAACACTTACGATACCTATCAGTTCCACATCACGTCGCTGAGGACCTCTTCCCACAACGCAGCGTTGTGGATGCAGATGAGTCTGGATGGAGGCGCGACGTGGAAGAACACTGCCAATATATGGACCTGGGTATATGTCTATATGGGCGGCACCGCGGCCAACTTCCACAGCTCGACTCTAGAAGGCTCCAGCGCGTACTTCAGGATTGGTGGGGCCACAAGCTCCACGTGGGGAAATAGTTCTGAGGTTATGCTCTATCCAAATAGGAACCAAAACCTAAACGCGGCTAGTTGGCGATCTGTTGACTGGTATGATGCTGGTAGCGGTACTTATATGGTGATCGGTGCTGGTGAGGAAGCCAGCGACTCTACCCCATGTAATGCTGTGCGGTTCTTCTTTGCCTCAGGCACGATAGTCTCTGGGCGCATCGCGATGTACGGACTGAAGAAGTCATAGGAGGCTATAATGGGCCTGTTCGATATCTTTACCGGCGATCCCGTTAAGAAAGCTGCAGAACAACAGCAGCAGTATCTTACGGGGATCTCCAATCAGATCCAATCTGGCATTGGTGCCGCGCAGACCCGCGGCATCGACGCCCTCCAAAGTGGACAGGGCAGTGCCATTGGTGCCCTTCAGGGCGGGCAAGCCACGGCGCGCGGAGACATCCAGAACTACTCGCCCCAGGCAATCGCGGCTCTTTATGGGGGCCAGACCGGCGGGACCAATGCCCTTTTGGCTGGACAGACAGGGGGCCTTGAGTCACTCCGAAGCGGTGTTCAGGGGGCAACAGACGCCTACGGCGGACTCGCTGGGCAAGGGCAAGGCTATGATGCACGGGCTCTTCAGGGCGGTGATATCGCGCAGGGGGCCTTTGGCCTTGGTCCTATGGCGGGACAGGTTCAGGCCGCGTTTCAGTCCAGCCCCGGCTACCAGTTCCAGCTGAACCAGGGACTCGAGTCCGTTCTGCGTAACGCGAATGCCTCTGGCATGGCCGCGGGCGGAAACCAGCTCCGTGAAGCGCAGACCTTTGGGCAGGGCCTGGCCAATCAAGATTACGGTGCCTGGCGCGCAGGTGTATCCGGCCTCGGCCAGGCCCAGCAGGGGGCCTATGCGCCTCTTGGCGCGAACGCGGCCTCGACTGCCGCCTCGGGCACAGCCAATGCTGCCCTTACGGGAGGCACGGGCGCGGCTAACATCTACACTGGCACCGGCGGAAAACTGTCCGATCTGTTGTCGGGCACAGGTACTAACGTGGCCAATACCCTGCTCGGGACCGGGACCAGCCTGGCCAATTTGGCCCAGCGCGGCGGCGAGGATCAGAGTGGAGTGTACACCGGGACAGGCAACAGCATTGCCAATCTGCTGTCCACGCTTTCTGGACAACAGTCCCAGGGCTTCCAGAACATCGCAGGGCAGTACTCGCCGACCTTCCAGACTGCCGCGAACGCGGAGATGGCTGGCTCGAAGAACCTGTGGAACCTGGGCCTCAACCTGGCCACGGCAGGGGCCTCGACCCCGATCGGAAGCAGTGCTCTTAAGGGCCTTGGACTCGCAGCGTAGGAGTTGACTATGGCCGACAACTTTAATGTGGACTTCAGTCTGCTCGGGGCCCTCCCCTCCGTCGCGGGAGCGGCTCGGGATAGGGCTACGCTGAAGGAAACGCTTGCGGACCTCAAGAGCACCGATCCAGACTCACTGGAGAGGAAGGCATCGCAGCTGCTCGCCGCGGGCCAGATGGAGGCCGGGTTGAAGCTCCAGGCGGCCGCGCTTGCGCGTCGGCAGTTGACCCAAAAGGGCGCGGCGGATGCCCTACAGGCAGACTTCCTGAGTAAATTTGTGTATCCCAAGATGGGTGGCGGGGGCGCAGCCCCGACGGAGCAAGCCCCTAACATCCCGCTGACTCCGGCGCCACAGACGCCTGCTCCCGACCCGTTCCAGGGCCCACCCGGAGCTATTCCGGGAGTGAAACCGCAAAGCGCCCTTCCCCCGACAGGGCCACAACAGGCTGCGGCCGAGCCCGGCCCGAGTGACGCCATCATAGCTGCCGCTCAGCAGGGCGCTGCACAGCCACAGCCACAGCAATTGGCTGGGCCTCCGCCCACTCCGAATACACTGCCGGGACAGACCCCAGTGATGAGCGCGGAGACGCTCAATGCTGCGGCAGCTCCGGCTCTTGGAGCAGCGCCTCCGCAGGCGGCCCCTCAGCCAGCTACAGATCCTAATACCCCGATCAAGATGCCTGCATACCAGGCCGATGCCCAGGCTGAGGCCGCTGCGGTGGGACAGGCCTTGTCTGGTATGCCACGGCAGTTGATGACCAGTGGCCCGGGGCGGGCTCTTATGGAGCGCTTCCGAGATGCTATGGGTAAGCTTAAGCTAGACAAAGAACAACAGAGTTGGATGGAAGAAAGGATTTCACGGCGTCAAGCTGGTAAGCCTGATATTAGCTTTGGTGATTACAAGTTGGAACTTCAACAGGCTCCAAAGAGAATAGAAGAAGCGGAGAAGATCTATCTTGATACTGAAAAGAGGGCTGGACAATCCCAACAGTTGATTTCTACGCTCGATAGAATGAGTGCGCTTACCAAAGACAAGGACTTTGTATCTGGAGCATCTGCCAATAAATATGCTGCGGCTGTCAATGAGACACTATCGGTGCTAAAGATACTTGGAGTTGATCCAACTCAGTTTAAGAATAGGTTTGGAACCTTTGCTAAGTCAGCTCAGCAATCCGCTATGCTCAACGAAGAGTTCACTTCCCTTTCTAACCAGGCTCTTATGGCGCACGTCGGAAGCTTCAGTAAGTCCTTTTCCGACGCTGATAGATCGTTCGTTGAAAAGATATTTCCACAAATACTGCAGACTCCCGGCGGTATCGAGAAGATCATTGGACACCTTCGGGAGATGGCTGTTTATGATAGGAACGCTTCTAAGGTATCTCGTGACTACATGAAGAATAATCCTCTCCGAGCTACATCTTGGGGAGTCAACGAAGCCCTAAGTGACTATGCTGATAAGAACCCACTCTTTGTTGACTCAACAACAGGCCAACCGACTAAAAAAGGACAGGAAATTCTGGATATAGCTGGTGGTAACCAGGCTACGACTGCGCCCGATACAGCTGCTCCTGCGGCGGCTCCAGCCACCGCGCGGAAGATCACTGCTGAAGATGAAGGTAAGATCTTTGATGTAGGTGGTAAACTGTTTATCATTCGGAACGGTAAGCGGGAGCCATACAGCTAATGGCCAGAGAGTTTGATTATCTGCAGCCAAATGAGCCTCGGTGGGGCAGGTTAAACCCTGTTGATCCCTCTGTGGACACCTTCCGTCAGCGCTTTGCTCCGTTCAGCTCTGACCCAGTCGGTGACTACATCGAGGAGCAACAGCGACAGCCCCCGCCGAGGATAGCCCCGCCCGGTACGCGAGAGCGTTTCGGCGATCCGTCCAAGGTTCTGTCGATGGCAGGGGGCGGTACTCCAAAAAGTGACACGCAACAGCCATATGCAGCGGACGCGGGAGATACGCTTCCCGCTGGCGCACGGCTAGTCGAGGACCCTCATCCCTTGGACACGCTTCCGCCCGGGGCAAAGCCCTATACGCCAAAGGCGCAAAAGCCCTCGCCCCTCGAGGGCACGACACTGTCCCAGGACCCGGCCGAGCAGGCCCGAGAAGTCGCAGCCATCCGCGTTAGCCGCGGAACCACTGGACGAACCGAGGGCCCAGTTACGGACGCGATCAGCAATCTAATTCCTGAGTGGGTTGCGGGCGCAAAAAAGGGCTTCGGTCAGTTCCTTAAGAGCGCTGGAGGCGAACTTCAGGAGCCCCAAAACGCCATGGCTGCGGCCCTTGGTGGGCCAGTAGCCCCCGGGATCGCCGCTATGCGAGGCGGGGCCGCGCTGAGTAAGGCCATCTCTAAGGGCGGGATCGAGCCTGGTGCGGAAGTTGGGGCTACCGGCGAGATGCTCCAGGGTCGGATCGCGGGTTCTACTGGTCCCGTGCCGCCCCGACTGACCACTGTGACAGATAAGCCAGCTGAAGACGCCATAGCCCAAATGGCCAATATGGCCCGGACTGGCACGCCAGAGGACCTTGCCGCGCTCGCGCGGATGCGCCAGCTAACCCCCGCCAAGAAGCAGGGCGAGGTCCAGGCTCAGTTGGTCCAGCACCTGGGCCAGAACGAGGTCGGAGAGTTCGGCGCGGGCGACTTTGTCCGTCGCTATGGCGAACTGCCGGAGGCCTCGAAGAATATCCTCTTTGGGCAGGGCGGTTCGGGCTCGCTGAGGCACCATCTGGACAGTATCGCAGAGGTCGCCGAGCGCGCGCCGACATGGCGAGGGCCCTCGGCCGGGACCATGGCTAAAGCCGCCGTAGGAGCAGCTGCCGTTGGAGGCATCACTGGGGCAGGAGCTATAGCCGCCCCGCTCGCGGTGCTCGGCACCATGATCCCAGTTAAGGTGGTTGCCCATGCACTGACCTCGCCCGCGCTCGCGGCAAGTGTGGCCGCATGGTCCCGGGCCTATGAACGGGTAGTACGCTCTGGCGGTAACGCCGCGATAGTGGGGTTTAACCTCGCGACAAAGAACCTAAACAACAATCTTGGGACTGATGTAGATCCCGCCACTGTCATTGGAGGCGCTCGTGGGAAGCCTGTGGAATAGATCAGGAATGGTCGAGCGTTATGCTGACGACCTCCGCGCGGATGGCGCTAAGGCGTTCTTCTTTCAGGGCGGGACAACGTCACCGCTGACAGTGTTTCGCGACGCGGGCGAGTCAAGTGCCCATCCCAATCCGGTAGTCGCGGATGCGAACGGTCGTTGGCCAGACGTGTTCGTGCCCTACGTCGTCAGCTATGACTTTCAGGTAAAGTCCAAGGACGACGTTCAAATAACCTTTACCCTTGCGGTGCCTAATCCGAACCCAGTTGATCTGACTGTGGTTATTCCTGCCGAGGAGCGCGTCCAGACTGGTATGATCCACGGAGAGTTTATCAATACGACCAAACCTGGCTATGTCAGGCTGAATGGAAGGACTATCGGCAACGCGGCCTCGCTCGCGACAGAACGAGCTAATGGATTGAACAATACGAACAGTGACACATTTGCGCTGTTCCAGTATCTGTATAACAATGTCAATGATGCTATGGCTACTGTGTCAGGGGGACGCACTCCCTCTGGGGCTATAGCCGACTTTAACGCTAACAAGAACATCGTACTACCTTCTTGTCGAGGCGCGGCACTATTCGGCGTCGATGACATGGGTAATACTCCGGCCGGTGCATTTACCGGGCTGCTTTTCAATGTCGGAACTACAACCTTCCCCGCGGCGAGTATCGGAGCTAACTCGGTTACGCTTAGCGTGGGTCAGATGCCAGCCCACCAACACACTGGCACGACCTCGGTGGATGGGTCTCACGCGCACGGGGGGCAGACCAGTACTGTTAACACCTTCCATACGCACAGTGGCACGACCGGGGCTGAAAACCAGACTATCGTCATTTCGTCCTCGGGAACTACGATTGGCTCTGCTGGTACGGGCTATAGCCTTGACCACAGCCACACCTATACTTATTTCTCGGGAGTACAACAAGGCCCTCCCGGAGGTGCCAATCTCCTTACCGCCGGTACGACTGGTACTACCAGCGGCGCCAGCTTCGGCTCTGGCGACCACGCCCACTCCTTCAGTGCCTCGGGCTCTCAGGCCACAAACCACACCCACAACTTTACTACCGGAACGGACAGTGTAAACCACTTCCACCCTATCCCAAACGAGCCCGGCCACAGCCATACCTTCACTACAACCACTATCGGCGGCACTACACCTATCAACAACATGCCGCTCGCGCGGCTCGTAACCTGGTTTATCAAGCTGTAGAGGTCCAAGATGTTAGATGGATCAATCCCTCCCGCATCGATCTACAGTACTTGGGTAGAGACTGTGGAAGTGTGGAGCATCGATAACGATACTCTCTACGACTTCTCGGGGGTGGTCGATGTCATCTTGAGGCTCCAGGACCAGCTCAGTCGGTTCGACGAGTTGATTATTACTATGCGCGGCGGGAGTATCACCCTGCCCGCGCCCGGGATCGTGCAGTGGCGCGTCGAAGCGCCAGCTATGTTCGCGTTACGGCCCAAGCTTTATAAACTGATTATGGTGTTTCAAACCGATACAGATATCACTTCGTTGATCCTCGGGACAGTCTCGGTAGTCGAATGAGTGAGATCACGCCCCGGGCAATCACTACCTCCACGACAATCCCCAAGTATGGGGCCTTCTGGCCTGAGGCCGCGCACTGGTGGGATATCATGGAGCGCAACAAGCTCACAATGGCCCAGGGTATCGCCAAGAAAATCCTCGCGAATAAGGCTCGGTATCAGAATGTCGAAGCGAAGACGGGGGTCCCCTGGTGGTGGATCGGACCTACTCATTTTCGTGAAGCGGATTGTGACTTCTCTACCCAGCTCGCGCAAGGGGACCCGCTCAACAAAGTCTCGACCCACGTCCCGAAAGGGCAAGGGCCCTACTACGGGCAAGACGCCTGGGACAGGGCGGCGATAATCGCGCTCGAGGACCACGGACTCGACGATGTGGAGGATTGGCGGCTAGAGAAGGCCGCGTTTTGGTGGGAGTCCTATAATGGATGGGGTTACAGGCTCCACGGGAGCCCCTCGGCCTATGTGTACGCTGGGACTAACATCTACACGAGCGGGTTCTATGTGGCCGATGGCCAGTGGAGTAGCGGGGCTCGTGACTCACGGGTGGGCTGTATGCCTGTACTCAAATGTCTCCTCGAGCTAGACAACACGATCTACATCCAGCGAGAAGCGGCGGACGATGCACTGCCTCCGGTCTACGTAGGAAATCCCCCTCACATCGAGCCTCCGGGACCGGAGGAACCTCCCCCCGTCCAAGTGGACGGGAAGACTGAGATTAAGATCGTTATCGAGGACGGAAAGGTTACAGTTTACATCAACGGTACGGCTATCACATGAAGTACCTTGGACCCCTAATAGCCTTTATCATAGCCGTTGGAATAGCCTTCTTCCTGATGCTCGTTGTCAGTGATCAAAGCCCGGGCGAGGGCGTTCCGCCCCTCAAACCGACCAAGTACGATAAGAAACTCGATCGACTCGACCGGCGCGGGGTAGAGGCCGCATACACTGCCCGCGTCGGACTCCTATTCCAGAACTGGATGACTGACACCAATCAGGCAAGTCAAGATCGAGCCCTCCGGGGGCACCGCAACGCTCGTGAGATCTACATCAAGGTCATGAGTGGCATTGACGAGCGTGATCCCGGCGGGGCTACTCTCGAGGATCAGCTCGCCCGGTGAGTCGGGCCTCCCGCGACGCGGGCTTGTAGCCCACTGTGCCCTCATCCGACTGCAGCTCGAACATCCTTCCCCGGACCATCATCTCGATGACCTTCATGATGGAATGGGCAGGCACGCGCTCGCGCAGGAAGTGGACTATGCGGTGTTCCGAGATGGGCTTTTTCTCCTTGCCGTATAGGGTCCACACGTAGTTCCAGGTCTCCTCCATCGCGTTGGAGTCCCCGCCCGACACCATTGATTTGAAGATGTCTGGCATATATTGCTCAGCTTCCATCAACCAATTGAGGGCCTGGGCATAGTCCTCGATCTCGATTATCTTGTTGCCCCGTCGCGCGATGCTGGAGATCATGCACAGTTTCAGGAGGTGGGCGGTTCTCCGGGAGTTGTAGTACTGGAGCTTAGAGTGTTCCGGCTCGGGTTTGCACCCTCCTCTGATCCAGGCCTTGATTGCAGCTGCGGCGGGAGTGGTGAAGGACATTTGACCGTACTCGAGCGCGATAGTTTTAAGATCATGGAGAAGATCAGCGTGCAGGCGACCTGCGGAGGGGCCAAGTCCCTCATCGAGGAAAGGGTCTCGACTGACTCGCTCACCTGAATATATGAGCAGGGTGCGGGAAATGAACCCTTGATCCCAAGCTCCCGTAGGCATGACCTCGTTAAGATATGCAGGAGTACA